GGATACACATTAGTTACCACGAAGCAGGATCAAACAGAAAACAAGTATTAACTTTTGATGGTAAAAAGTATACCGAAGGCCTTCCTGATATGGACTGGAAGGATGGAAAAGTTGTCGGATAGAAAAAAAATATTTTCCGACATAATAAAAAATGCTAAAATGGTAGATGGTATTTGTCCACATTGTGATCAACACTCATTGTTGATTGGTATAGTTAATGATTTTTATAGGTGCATGAATTGTGGTGGAGATATAGAACAAAAAGTTAATGGTAAAATAAGTTATATACCTGTGCAATTAGAACAATATGATGAAATAAAAAAATAATGGCTAAACAAAATTTTTCTCATTATATTAAAAGAGATAGACCTCCTAAAAGAGGCCCTAGACAGCATAAAAAATCGTTAAATAAGTCGGAAAAACGCCAAAAATCACAAAAAAGATACTTAGGACAGGGTTGACAAACGTCACATAATATCCTATATATAAGACATGAAAGAAATAACAACAAACAGAAAGAAGGACACAATGCAAAAAACAATAACTAAATATCAAAAACAATTTGATAAATTAATGATGGACATTGAAAAAGATAAAATCTTACAAACAATGCCCGGTAATCATACTGCAGGAATGGCTGTGCAAATGGTTAAAAGTTTAAAAGGCTATTTGAAAGCGAATAAATAATGAAAACAATAACATTAAACGTCAAAGGTACATCACAAAGTCAGTGGTCTACATTTATATTAGAGTTAAATCTAATGAAGAAAGCTTGGACAAGATACGGTGTTGAAGTAGAATTAAAAGCACCTAATATAAAAAAAATAATAACACAAGGGACTAGCAATGGTAAAAACGATAGTAATCCTGGTTCTACTGTTCAACGGAGACCTAGTAAAAGAACCGTTACACTTGCCATCGGCTAGTAGTGTAAACGATTGTTTTAATTATGCAGAGATGTATATTGAAACTATCACAACACACAGCTTTGATGACCCTAGAGGTCAAGGCTTCTATCTAAATGATGGTAGAGGCACGGTACAAGGTTTTATTTGTGAATAATTAAATAGTTTGTTGTGGTTGGCAAATAAATTTAGTGTGAGCACCATGTTGATTTACAAATTCTCTATTTAAAATAGAAATTATATTAAGAGATTCTTTATAACCGTAGATAGTGCATTCATAAACATCATCAAACTGATCAATATCCGTTGGCATTAATTTGCATTCATTACCTGGAACGGTGCTACAAATATACATAAATAAAAATACTTTAACCATTGACAAATCCTATTACAATCCTATATAGTCATTATAAACAAATGAAAGAGGAAAAATGACTGACATAACAAAGTATAGAAATGTATCATTAACACATGAGACATACAAGAAATTGATATCATTGTCGAAGGTACTATTACCTGATGCAAAATTATCTATAAGTAAAACTATTGAATCAATTGCAAACGAGAAAGCGAAAACATACAATGGCAAACTCAAAAACGCGTAAGCATAAAGGAATTTGTTCTGAGTGTAATGGGAATGGTTACAAGCAATTCCAAATACAAGAGAATGGAAAGCTAGACGAAGACAAAAAAAGCAGAGAACATATAATATTGCAGTGTGATACCTGTAATTCGGAAGGAGAAATTTATGTGGATGAGTCCGAAATTATTGAGTCTTATATTGATGCTGATACTGTGGCAGATGATGTTGGCAAGTTGCACTAGAGACTTGACTCCTAACCCTTACACAACAATATTAAAATATATGATAAAAGGAAAAAATGAACGATAATTTTCACTTAGACACTGCATACATTGCAGGATTGTTTGATGGCGAAGGATCTTTGACTTACAAAAAATATAAGGAAAAGAAAAAAACAGGTACTTATGATTGTTGGCGTATTGTTATGGAGATATCTATGACTGATAAAAATGTTATAGAACTTGTCCACGAGACGTTAATGGTAGGCAGCGTTAGACCTAAGAAGGTCCCTAAAGGTATGAAACCACAATGGAGATGGCGTTGTTCGTTTAGAGATTGTCTACATGTTTGTAAGAAACTATGGCCTTTTGCTATTGTTAAATTACATAAGATTGAACAAGTAATAGATCACTATGAACCAAATTTACAAAGTTTGGATGATAATGTAGTAGATCTAGCAATGGAGAGGGAACTAAGAGATGTTTGATAGAATAATATATAAAATACTAGAGCGAATAAACCATTATTCAACGTACTTGACTGCATGGTCATGGCAAAAATTATGGTCTAATAAAAAGGATGGTTATGGCTACAAAAAAAAACGTTGACACAATAGTAATTTATGCGGGAACAGAATTACCTGCAACTGATTGCAAAGTAAAGTTTACTAACAAACAAGGTGTAGAATATAATGTTGAGTTAACAAGATTAATTCAAGTATTTAATAATAATATTTGGGAGAATAAAAAAAGTGTCAAATAAAAAAATAAAAGCAGATAATTGGGACGGTAAATCTAGACCAACAAACAAAGCTTATGATGATAACTATGATATAATTTTTGGTCAAAAACAGATTAAAGAATTAGATGAATCATTAAAACAATCTAAAGCTAATAGAAAAGAAAGAGAGTTAGATAAAGACTCACAAGACTATGTTGATAGTTTAAAGGATAAAATATAATGGATAATGAACTAATAAAACAAGAACGTAGACAGTGGCGAGAGAATAGTTTGTTACAAAATAGATCTATTCAAAGATTATCTGAGGAGTTAGATATGTTACGTAAACAAAAGGAAATGCTTCAAGAGAAGTTATTAAAGGTAGTGACTAATGATGGATGATAAAGACGCTATGGTCTACCAAAAGTTAATCGATAAACTAGAAAAAACTAACACGCCTAAGGGACCTAAAAAATCTAATAGATACAACTATATACAAGGAAAACAAATCACGGACCCCGGAACAGGAAAACGTGTTTACGAGATAAGTAATTATAGACTTCCTTCAGTAACTACGATATTAGGAGCCACCAAAAATCAAGATTTTATAAAAAAATGGAAGGCTAAAGTAGGTGAACAAGAAGCAGAACGAATTAAGAATCATTCAAGTTCCAGGGGGACCTGTATGCATAAATTTCTCGAACATCATGTTCTCGGAACTGGCTGTGTTGATCTTACAAGCATCGGACAAGAGGCGCGTCCCATGGCCGACAAAATTATTGAGATGGGTTTATCGGCAGTGGATGAGTATTACGGTTCGGAAGTTACGTTACATTATCCGGATCTATACGCAGGTGCTACAGACCTTATCTGTTCACATAATGGCATGGAGACTGTTGTTGACTTCAAACAAAGTAACCGTCCGAAGAGGGAAGAATGGATTGAAGATTATTACATGCAAATTGCAGCATACGCCATGGCCCACGACTATGTCTACGGCAGTGAAATTAAACAAGGAGTTATCATGGTATGCACGCCTGACTTATATTACCAAGAGTTTAAAACTGACGGATTGCAATTAAGAAAATGGAAACATGAGTTTCTCAAAAGATTAGATATGTTTAATGAGTTACAACATGATGAAAAAGAACGTACAAAACCAATGAAACCAGAAGATTTTGTTAAGTGATAATAATGCAACATGTGGCAAAAATACATCAATTGTGTTTAAATCAAGGCAAGATTAAGGCACAAATTGTCGACACCGGGGGTGTCGCAAGGGTGTCGAAGGGGTGTCGCAAACCGGGTTTAGGTGTCGACATTTCATGGTTGTTTAGAACAATTCTAAGTTATCTGCGTCATAAGTGTACAAAATTAGGCCAATTGTCGACACCTTCGACACCCTGCCGACACCCTGCCGACACCCCCCCTGTCGACAAATTATGGTTAAATAACCTTTGGTATAAGCTACTTATAAGAGATAGGTATCACTTATTTACTAATGCCGACACCCTTTTAGATTTTAGCGCAAATGTAATAAAAAAAAATATAAATACCCTGTTAGGTGTCGACAATCGAATTAAGGCAAAAATATGATTGGAACTGTATTTAGTATGATGACAGAAACAGACTTTTGGGATATGTTCAATAAGAAACACAACTCAAAATATTATGCCGAAAAGAAAAAACAAATCCAGGAATCTAAATACGTATTCAAAACCAAAATTAATAAAAGAACAGGTGAAGTTTCCGTACTCAAGATACAAGATTGATTGGTGTGATATAATTACGGAAGGTGGCTGGGGTTCAGAAAAAGAATTTATTAATATGAAACTAGCGACACCAGTAAGTGAAGGTTATTTATTTAGTAAAGATAAACACACTGTTAAAATATTTGCAGGTTATGATATTGATGATGATGGGACTATTACTTTTAGTGAACGTTCTGTTTTCCCGACTTCTTGTGTTCTGAAGATGACGAAACTTCACTAACTTCTTCTGGTAATGCATCAACAACCTTCGCATTTAGAATCGGCGCGTAATCTTCTAGTATTTGTTTCATTTTTAATTCTAGTTCTGCCTCTGACATTTCTTCTAGCTTACCTGTTTTTATTATTTTCCGGTCTATATATAATCCTGCAGCCATGCCTCGGTTCTTTTCAGCGTTGGTCGCAGCAGAAAAAGCACCTTTCTTCAAAGCCTCTTCTCTAATCTTACCAAGTTCAGCTACATGTTTGTCATAAGTGACAGCATATTTTTTAAGTTTCTCTTCTCGTAATGATCCAATGTATTGTACCACTAACGGAGATAGTCTAGGATTTTGTAATTCTGATGCTTCGACACTGGCTCTATTCTCACTGTAGCCTGCTGCAACAGCAGCTTCTCTTGCCGTAGTTCTGCCTTCATTGAATACGATATATTCAGCGAATCTTTTTTGCATTTCTGTTAATCTTTTTGGTACACCCATAATAAGTAGCCATGAGTGAGTTTAGTTCAAACTGGCTACACTTGACATTTTAAGGTAACTATCCTATATTGTCAATATGAAAGATGAAGATAAAACCTTTGAAAACGAGACAGTAAT